TGGAGATAGACAATTGGTCAAATTGTCCCTCCAAACCCGGAATGGGACGAACTGATGAGCAGGCCGCTTCCTTATATCGTTACGGTGAGAAGGTTGTCAGCACCACTGGTGCTGTGAACGATACCGATGTCCATGCCTGGGATATGAGCCAGAAGCGTTGGACCCTGTTTTCAGGGCTCTTCGTTCACCTGGTCTCAATTAACCTCGGCGCGGGGTCGGATTATGTTCGCATGTGCGTCAACCGCGAGAGAGTTTCCCACTCCCCCGTAATTGCCCTCTCGAATGGCTACTTGATAACCGTTCCAGGAATTTTGGCAATAATGCTATCAGGGAGGTATATCACATCCTTCATGAACAGCAAGATACGGGTCTTCCTCTCAGTCCTTCGCGGCTACCATTCCATGTCGATGGGTGATGACTGCGTTGAGGCCTCAGAGGAGAGTACTCCTCCTAAACCGTTTTACGACTCGATTGGACTTCCGATCGATGACACGAAGATGGTGTCCACCATACGCGGTGTTGAGTTCTGCTCTGCAGAACTCCACCCCGAGCATGTTGTCCCAACTTCGTTCGCGAAGACTTTCTTCCGTTTAGTCACCGCTCATGAGAAGACTCTCGAGAGGTTTACACAATTCAACGATGAAATGCGACATCTTCCCAGTAACCTCCTTGATGACTCCTGGAGACAACATTATCTGGACAATTTGTCTAAAGTAAACGAGCAAGCGCTTATTGCTGGCGAGGACGGGGCCAGCAAATCGTCAAATCAAAACGAATTTGCATTCCATATGAATGGTAAAAGCAACAAAGCAAAACAACAGCAACAAGCTCTCATCGCTAGCCGGGCTAGGGTCAAAGCTAAACAACTCCTCTTCTCACGACTCACTTCCAAAGATGCCCAAGGAGGGCAGCAAACGCGAGGAGGAGGAGCTGGTGGAGGTGGAAAGCTGGCTCGATTGGGGAATCGAACAAGCAAAAGAGTGGGGTCCAACCCTCCTCGAAATCGTGCCAGAACTCCTGGCACTCGTCCTGTAAGGAAAAGCGTCTACCGGCGTGAATTTGGTGGTGTACCTATCATCAAGAGCACACGGCACGCTACTCTCAAGTCCTATAACAAGGCAAAGACCCGCACGATGTCCCACGTCGGCGAGAAGAACAGCGTACCTTTGGCTGAACAGTCAACGGTCCATGGCAGTACTTTCGATGAGTATGAGTTCATGAAAGATGGTGAACGCCATCTACGCTTGACTGGTCGTGAGTACCTTACACCGCTCGGAAATCCGGCATCAACTATCGTTGAAGCCTACGCCGGCTACCGGTTTGCAGTCATCCCCCTGAACCCTAAGAGTTTGGGTGGCCGCCTCAAGCTAATGGCTGAGCAGTTCCAAATGAGCAAAGGGCTCAAGTTCTCGGTAATCTACGCCCCGCTAGTGCCGACCACCACCACCGGTGCCGTGATAATGTATTACGACAACGATGTTGGTGTGCCTGGCTGCGTGACGGGAGATGACGAAGTAGCTCATGCTGCAACGCATGACTCATTCGTCCAAACCCCTGTCTGGAAAGACACGGTTTTGGAGATCTCACCAGATGACGCGATACTTGAGTACTCCGACCAGACCACGGGTGAAGCCCGTTTTGAGGTCCAGGGGATAATCACCATTGAGGCAGCAGAGATCACA